CTAACTTAGATATTATAGAACAAGCCGTGGGTGGTTATGTGGAGCTAAGTTTAGCCTCAGGTAATCAAACACCAGCAATTAGTGATGGTGCGGCATCTGATGGTCGTAATAAAGTAATTAAACTAACCGGCACTTTAACTGCAAATAGAAGTTTAATTTTCCCAGATTCAACCGAAAAAACTTACATTGTAATAGATGGTACTACAAGAACAACTAACCATTATACTATAACTATTAAAACAACTTCAGGCACTGGACTTACGATGCCAGTTGGTGCTACTATGTTAGTTATTGTTGACGGTACTAATGTTGTTAATGGTTTTGTAGAAAAAGGTTATCAAACTACAACTACCGCTTACACTGCTGTTAATGGTGATCAAATATTTGTTGACACTTCATCAACTGCTGTAACTATAACATTACCAGCAAGTCCTGCTGTTGGCAATGAAGTGCATTTTATAGATTCAAAATTAAGTTTTAACTCAAACAATTTAACCATAGGTAGAAACAGTCAACCTATTAATGGGGCAACCAGTGATTTAGTTGTTAATGAAAACGGTGAGTCTTTTACATTGGTTTATGCAAATGCCGCTAAGGGCTGGGTATACAAAACTAAAGTAGATTAGGAGCGATAAATATGACTCTCCTTAACTTTCAAATCACACCAGGGATTGACAAACAGAACACTACCAAAGGAGCAGAAAACCGTTGGGTGGATAGTAACAATATTCGGTTTCGTTATGGCTTACCAGAAAAAATTGGTGGTTGGGCGTCTTTACTTAGTGACAGTATTGTTGGTGTAGTTAGATCACAACATTCATTTTTAGATATTAGTGGTAATAGATATATAGCACTTGGCACTGATAAGTTTTTACTATTATATTTTGAAGGACAATTATTTGATATTTCTCCTTTTGATACTGCTTTACAACAAACCAGTGCAACCATAGCAACAGCAAATGGTTCAACTGTTATAACTGTTACTACTNGNTCAGCACACGGTTTAGCTGGAGAAGACATTATTGAACTTGATGCCGTGACACTACCTAGTGGTACTGGTCTTAGCGCAGCTAACTTTGAAAACAAAGTTTTTATGGTTAATACTGTTCCTAGTGCAACTACTTTTACTATTACTTCTTCGGCAGCAGCAGGTGCAACTATCTCAACGGGTGGTTCTACTACGGTAAATGTTTATGCAAAAATTGGTCCACAAAAACAAACTTATGGTTATGGTTGGGGCGTTGGTCCTTGGGGCGGTAATCTGTCAACAGCTATAACAAATACGTTATCATCAGGAATTAATGATAGCGTTACAACTATTCCAGTTACCTCTAACTCTGGTTTTCCTACAGCAGGCACCGTAGCTATTGGTAACGAATTAATTACCTATACCGGCAAAGGCACTAATACTTTAACTAGTGCAACTAGAGGTGCATTAGGTACGTCACCTGCTACAGCACATAACTCTGGTGCTACTGTTACTAATGCTACTGATTTTAGTGGTTGGGGTACAGCGCTACCAGCTAACCAAACAACACTAGAACCAGGTCTATGGTCGCTAGATAATTTTGGTGAAGTTCTTGTTGCAACGATTGCTAATGGTGCAACTTTTACCTGGAACCCATCCGCGGCGCAAAGACTAGAAGTTAGAGCTTCTAGAACTACAAGTGGGTTTAGTACAAGCAACAATCCTACAGCATCGAGGCTCACGCTTATTTCGCCAACAACTCGTTTCTTAATTCATCTTGGAACAGAAACCACTATTGGTACTACTAGTAGTCAAGATGATATGTTTATCCGTTTCTCTGCACAAGAAGATATAAATACTTTTACTCCTACCTCTACTAACACTGCCGGTACACTACGTTTACAAGATGGCACAAAAATAATGGGTGCACTAAAAGCTAAGGATAACATTTTAATATTTACAGATAATGCGTTGTATGCAATGAAATTTGTTGGTTCGCCTTTTATCTTTGGTGTGGAACAGGTTGGTACTAACTGTGGTTTAATTGGTAAAAACTCAGCTGTTGAAGTAGATGGGGTTGCGTATTGGATGAGTTCTAAAGGATTTTTGTATTACGATGGTACAGTTAAAACACTACCGTGTTCAGTAGAAGACGAAGTATTTGACAACATAGATACCACAAAAGGTCAACAAATGAATGCTGGTTTAAATAATTTATTTTCAGAAATAACTTGGTGGTACCCTGCCGATAATGATTTTAATAATAAAGCTGTGACTTATAATTATGCAGAATCAGGTCAAATTCCTGGTGGTATTTGGGCCTTATCTGATGAAGCTAGAACATCTTGGATGGATGCTAATGTTTATCAAAAACCTTACGCAACTAAATTTGACACAAGTTTAACAGGTACTTTTCCTGTAATACTAGGTGAGTCTGGATTAGGACAAACTAAATACTTTCAACATGAGCTAGGCACTGATCAAACTAATGAGGATGGAACAGTGACTACAGTAACTTCTTTTATACAATCGTATGATTTTGATTTACAAGACCAAGGTGGTGAAGGAAATGCCTTTGTATCAGTTAGTCGCTTTATCCCTGATTTTAAAACCTTAGTTGGTAACTCAGATGTTACTTTACGGGTGAAAAACTACCCTGCTCAAACTGATGTTAGTTCTGTATATAGTCCTTTTACAATTAGTTCTACAACTGATAAAATAGATACAAGAGCACGTGGTCGTTATGTAAATGTTAAAATTGAAAATACCGACCAAGGACAAACTTGGCGTTATGGTACACTTGCTTTAGATGTTAAACCAGATGGGGGCCGTTAATGTCTAAGATTATAACTCGTGTTCCAGAACCACCGGCAGCTTATGATCCCGGTACACAAAGACAAATTAATAGAGCAATTACATCTATTGTTGATCAATTAAATACAACCTTTCAACAACAGGTAAAAGAAGAACAAGAACAATTAGCGTGGTTTTTAAACTAGATGTCAAATAAATATAAAAATGCAAAAGTAGATTTAACGACTACAAACAATACAACGTTATATACAGTGCCTGCTGAAACTGTAACTATTGTAAAGTCAATTAGAGTATCAAATGATTCTTCGTCTCAAGATACAGTTAGTTTTACAATTACAGATACTAGTGACGGAGTATTTAGTTTATCAAGACTAGCGTCGGTAGGAGCGTTAAGTACAGAAGAATTATTATCTATGCCGTTGATTATTGACGAAGGCGAGATTATAAAATGCCAAGCAACGACTGCAGATCGTTTACACGTTATTGCATCGTTTTTAGAAATAACCAGAGATTAAGGAGAAAAATATGGCAACATTTAAAGAACCAGGATCAGTAGGATACCTATACGAAGGTGACGTCAAAGTTGCTCAAGTTAAAGTTGATGCTGAGGTCCTGTTAAAAAACACTGTAACCGGACAAGAATATGAGTCAGATGACCATGGTCAATCTGATGTTGATAATCCAAGTACAGAGACTAAGCAAGAACACTTGTCACGAAGTGTATATATTAAAGTAGCAAAAATGCCGGCTATAGGGGCAGAATCAGACTTGTAATTTATGACAAAACAAGGTAAATTAAAAAATCCAGTAGCCTTATTACAAGTGTGGCTCACTTGCATTTTCATAGCAAAAACACGGAATTATTAAAATGAACTACGGACTAGCAAGCATAGAACAAAGACCACAATATGGACTTGGATCTTTTATTAAAAAGATAGGCAAAAAAGTTAAAAAAATTATACCAAAAGAGATAGCACCTTTTGTTCCAGCAATAGCAGGAGCATTCTTAGGACCAATGGCTGGTAGCTTTTTAGGTGGTATGGGTGGTATTATGGGAAGTGCAGCAGCACCTTCTATGTTATCGGGTTTCTTAGGTAGAGGTTTAACTGACGCTGCAACACAAATGCTAACTTCAGGTCGGATTGATAAAACTTCAGCTTTAATGTCAGGTGGCCTTGGTGCTTTAGCTAATTATCAATCTCCAACAATGTTGGCCGGTGGTAGACACCACGCACCTATGTTAAAAAAAGGTTCTTTTGGAATATCTAAATCAGGTGGTGCTTTGGACAAAATTTTATCTAAAGGTAGAGAATTTGGTCAAATAGGATCAGGTGGTCAAAATCCTTTTTCTGCTGAAGGTTTTGATTCAGCATTAAGCAGTGTTATCGATGCACCTAAAAGAGCTTTAGCAATTGGCACTACCCTAGGTGCTGCAAAAGCTGGTGGTGATGAAATGGCTGCATTACAAAAAGCAGGTCAAATGGCTGACGCTGCAGCAGGAGGTCAAATACAAGACGCAGAAACAAGAATAAAAGCTATTAAATATTACATGGGTCAAGCAGGATACACTACTTCACAAATAGAAGATGCATTGGCAGCTTCTGGTTATGCTAATGGTGGTAGAGTTGGTTTTCAAGATGGCGGCCCGACATTTTCTGACATGAGTGGTAACCAAATAACTAAAGAAGAATTCTTAGCACCTTTAATTACACAAATGGAAGCTATTGTTAATATGGGTGGATCAGAAGCTTTGGGATACACAGAAGAAGAAGCTATTAGAGAATTAGACGCATTATATGAAATGCGTGGTGAACAAAATGCTATGGAAAGTTTACCACCAGGACAACCACCAGGTTATGCAGACGGTGGTGGTGTAATGCCAAATGGTGATCCTATCTCTCCTGACGTGCCACGGGGCATGCAGATGGATTTAAGAGGCGGTGGTTTTATTCCGTTAGGCACTGAACCAAGAGCCGATGACGTACCGGCAATGGTCGGTAAAGATGAATTTGTATTGAATGATCGTGCAGTTAAAGGTATAGGTAAACTACTTACAGGTGAGTCTGACCCAAGAGCCGGGGCTCGCGCTTTGTATCAACTACAAGATCAAATGGAGGCAATGGCTTAATGACAACACAAACTATTAATCAAACAACAACTAATGTTAGTAAGCCCGCTCCTTTTGTAGAGGGTTTAGGTACTGCATTTGCAGGTAGACTAGCACCAATGCTAGATCCTAACAAAGCCGTTGACACTAGTAAATTTGCACCACAAGTTGCAAATCAAAACGCATTATCACAAGCAGCTTTACAACAACAAGCAACTGCTTCAGGATTAGGTAGTATTCAATTTGGAGCAGATGGCACCGTATCAGGAGTTGGTCCGGGAACAGGCGTTGCTTCTTATCAACCTTATTTAGATCAAGCATCTGCTTTATCAGGACCAGGTGCAGTTAATCAATTTATGTCACCTTTCCAACAACAAGTTATAGATGCTACTAAATCTAGTTATAGTAATGAACGTGCTGGACAAAGACAATCAATAGCGGATGCCGCAATACAAGCTGGTGCNTTTGGTGGTGGTCGAGAAGGNGTACAACGTGGTGTNTATGATGCACAAACAAGTTTAGGTNTAGCAAAACTAGAAGCTGATCTTAGAGGACAAAATTTTGCACAAGCGCAGAACCAAGCTAATACTGCATTCGGTCAACAAACTGATTTAGCAACGCAAGTGCCAACACTACAACAAGCGTCTACACAACAATTACAGCAACTTGGAACAGGACAACAAGCTCTAAACCAAGCGCAGTTAGATGCAACTGCTGCAGCTAATCGTGAATCAGCTTACGAACAACAACAAAGACTAGGTTTCTTTGGACAACAGTTTGCACCATTAATGGGTGGTATGGGTGCAACACAACAATATCAAACTGCACAACCAGCACCAAGCGCAATGCAAACTATATTAGGA